CATCGTCAGCGACAGCGCCGGCGGCGTGGAGCGCCAGGGCGCGGGCGACGTGACAGCACCGCTCCACGTCGGGGGCATGGGAGCACCCGCGATGACGCCGCCGTCCGCCAGCCGTGGCATGGGCAGCAGCGGAATCGTCACGCCACTGGGCAACCGGGAGACCGGACGCCCCGACGCATCGAGGCTGACGGGAATGCCGCCGTGCCGCAGCGGGATGATGGCCTCGGCGCCCGCCTCGCCCGCCAGGAGCATCGTGGGGCCGCGGAGCACCGCGCCCTGCTGGGCGCGTCCCAGCCTGCCGGCATATTGCCCGGCATAGGCCCCCGCCACGGAGCCGAGCAGCGCGAGCACCGCGCGCCCGGCCTGGCGTCCGGCTCCTTCCTCCTGGGGCTCCGCCACATAGCCGACCGCGCCAGGGACTTTGGAGGCCCAGGTGATCTGCTTGCTGGCATCGACCGCACCGACATACACGTCCCCCGTCGCCGGATCGCTCCAGGCCCGGAAGCGTTCGGCATAGAGCGCGCGGGCTTTCTCGAGGTCCGGCGGGGCGAGCAGGAGGGCGCCGAGCGCGCCGCCAGCTCCGGCACCGATCGCACCGCCAAGGGCCCTCGCAGTGCCCGTGCCCACAGTGCTCCCACCTCGCGCCGTCGTCCCGGCGATGCCGGCCACGTCGAGGGTGCTCAGTTGCCGCCCCTCTACGAGGCCGCCGTCTTGCATGGCCCGCAGCGGCAGGACGAGTTCAGGGCCCGCTTCCCCGATGAGCGCCAGCGTCGGGTGCGTCACGAGACCGCCCCCGGCAAGGGCGAAGCCGCCCCCCGTGACCGCACTGAGGCCGCCGAGCGCGGGGGCGTCGCCGCGCAGGCCCTGAAAGAGTTGGTCGGCAATCCCTGCCAGCGGACGGGTAATGAGCGTATGCACGGCGAGTTGGTTAAAATCGCGCACAATGCCCTGAAAGAGTTGCGCGGCATTGAAGCGCCCAGTGCTAAAAAAGTCGACCAGGGCGCTTTCGGTTTTCTGGAGGGCCTGGAGGGTGGTTTCCTGGATCTTGACAAACGTACTCTCGTATTGCTCGGCAAACTGCTGCAACGGGCGTTGGGCGTCGATCAGCGCGGTGCCGAGCTGATCAATCTCGACGGCGGTCTGCTTGAGCCCTGGCAGCGCTTCCTGGATCAGTTCAGGCCGGATGCCCTGCTGCGTCAGAGCCCGGACCTGGGCGTTCACGATGGCGGCCTGGCGTTGCTGCTCGAGCGTGCCGCCCATGGTCGCCAGTTGCTCGCGGCGTTCGGCGACTTGCCCGGTTAAGGCCTCTTGCGCCCGCGTGATCTGCGCGCGCTCTTGATAGACCCGCGCTTCTCGCTCCAGACGCTGGGCGCGGTCGACTTCCACGTCCCGCATGCGCTCGAGGCGATGCAGCGACTCTTCATCAAACACGTGCAGTTGCTGGAGCGCTTCGAGCGCCTGCGTCAGATCCAGGGTGCGTTCGTGCAGGTCCTGGAGCACGCGGACGGCATCGATCATGCGGTCGAGGGGCACCGCACCTATCTGGCGCAGCGTCTCGGCCCCGGGAGCCGCCCCGAGCGTGCCGGCGGCCACGCCGCCGACGACTTCCTCAAGGCGCCCCTGCTGTTCGCGGGTGAGGCCCTGCCCGGTGAGCATGGTGGTCAGGGCTTCGGCGCGGGCCTGCGCCCGACGGGCTTCTTCCTGGCGGATTCGGGCCTGCTCTTCGAGCTGCGTCTGGGGGCGTCCTTCGACCTGCGCCACTTCTTGCCGGATCGTCGCAAGGCGCACCTCGCGGGCTTCTTGCGCCGCCTGTGCCCCGAGCTGGGCACCCAGTTGGCGCCGGGTGACTTCCTGCTCCTGCCGACGCACGGCCTCTTCGACGACGCCGATCTCGGGCCCAAAGCGCTCAGGTTCCTGGAGCAACCGCTGCAGCGTCTGTTGGAGCAGCCGCAAGCGCTGTTCGGCCGTTTGCAGGGACTCACCAAACAGGGCAGTCTGGCCGCGCAACTCGCGCATGCCGGGTTCTTGCTCTAAGGTCGCCAGGGTCTCGCGCAGTCCGATGGCTTCCTGGTTGAGGCGCGTGATTTCGTCACGGTAGAGCGCGGGTTGCTCCGCCGGGAGCCGCTGCCGGCGCGTCTCTTCAAAACGCCGGTCTTCCTCAATGCGCGCTTGCTCCAACTGCGCCTGGCGCTCCGAGCCGGCAATGGCGCCCTGGCGCCGTTCGGTTTCCGCGACGCGCAGTTGCAGCACCTGGCTCAGGGCTTGCCGCCGCAGACTCACCAGTTCCTCTAACGATTTGCGCTCCAGTTCGGACTGCGCGAGCGGATCAAGGGGAGCCCCACCGCCCCCGGCGCTTGGCAGCCCATAGAACTGCGCCAGGTTACGCGCATGAAACTGATTGAGTCCGGTGGGATCATTCGCGGCACCCACCGGGGCATAGCGCGACGAAAAGAACTGGATAAATTCCGGCGTATAGCGCCCTTCGGGGCCAACGGCCACGCCACCCTGGGCCTCGAAACGGCGCTGATTGGCGCGAATCGTCTGCGCCGCCACCGTCGCCTGGGCTTCATACGTGGGGGCTGGCACGGAGAGCACGCCAAACTCACGGCCAGGTCCGCCCCGTTCGGTGAGGCGCAGCGCGGCCAGGAAATTGGGATCGACGCCCTGCTCACGCGCAATACGCCCGATGGTTTCCTGTTCCTGGCGCGACAGGGTCGGGCGTGCCTGGAGTTGTTGCTGCACCTCCGCTGGGACAGGCGCGGGCGCGGCCGCGCCGCCCCCAAACAGGCGCCGCAACGCCTCGAAGGCCGCCGTCAGACGCTCGATGTCCTTGGTAATGCCGGGCAGCCCCTGAAAGGCATCCGTCCACCGCAGCACCCAGTTCGGAATATCGACCAGCACCAGGAGCTTGGCCGCCGCCACGATGGCGTTCATATGTTGGGCATACTGCGCCATGCGGGCGATCTGCGCGTCATCCCAGGCGGCATGCACCGCGTCGCCCGTGGCGCGCAGGTAGGCCGGCCCTTTGGCGATTTCGGCATTGAGGAGGGACACCGACTGAAACGCCCGGCCATAGAAAAACGTCGCAAACGCATCCCCCGCACTGACACTTTGTTGTTGGATGCGCTGGATGCCCTGCGAGGTGGCGGCCAGCACCTCCAGCATTTGATTGGGGTCTCGTGCCTGCTGGAGCACCGTGCCCGTCCGGGCGCCATAGAGTTGCTGCGCGAGAAACGCGGCCTGGCTGCTAGGGTCCGCCTGCGCTTCGGCAAGACGCCGTTGCAGCACCCGGGTGAGTTGGCCGACGGCTTCCGGGCCTTCGCCTGTCGTCGCCGCGACGTTTTGCAGCGTTTGCAGATCGCGCAGGCTGATCCCCGTGGCCGCATGCATCTTTTCCAGTTCCAGGGCGTAGTCCCCCATGCTGCGCGACAGGGAGAGGACCCCCACGGCCGCGGCGGCGGCCGCCCCGGCAATCCCGGCCGCCGCGCCCACCCACGCCGTCATGCCGACAGACGACGCGGCGGTGGCGGTGGTGAGTTGCTGGAACTGTTGCCCCATGCTGCCGACCGCCTGCCCGACGGCGCCGAGGCCCGGGACCACCTGCCCCAGCGTGCCCGTGAGGCCGGTAAAGTACCCCTGGAGGCGCTGGACCTGTTGTTGTTGCTGCGTGGTGAATTGTTGGAACTGCTGGGCCGCCTGTTGCAGCGACGCCTGCGAGGCTTGCGGGGTCAGGCCAGGGATGGGGAGGCCACCGGGCGTGACGCCCGGCATGGGCGTCTGGAGTTGGCCCATGCGCTGCTGAAACTGCTGCGTCGCCTGGGTCGCCTGCTGCAAGCCCTGGAGGTACTGACTGATGTCCAGTTGTAAGCGTGCCAGGATCTCACCCGCCGCTACCGACTCTGCCATCCTACCACCCCTTGCCACTTAGAACATGCGATGCTATACTCTATACGTTGTTATGCAACAACATACTTGAAAGGGGGAGTATGACCCGAGTCACACTCTATCTTGGTGCGGCCTTGTGGCAGCAATTTCGGGTTGCTTGCCTCCAGCACCACACCTCAGCCAGTAAGGAAATCGGTCGCCTCATCGCGGCCCAACTGGCCCAATGGGCACAAGAAAGGCACCCTGATCATGCAGACCATGCCGAACACGACCCGGCCCCCTAAGACGTTTCCCACGAAGACGGTGTTTGCGCTCGTCGTGCTTGGCACCGTTGCCCTGGCACTGGTGTCGGTCCACTTTCCGCCTGATCCGGTGCCAGTGGCGACGCAAGCCCCGCTACAGACATTCCGGTACAATTGGGCACCCCATTGCCAGCATCTGGCCGATATGGCCCTGAAAATCGCCGCGGAATTTCGCCATACGGACTTTGGCGACCGGGCCTATATCGAATCGAAGTTCCGTGGGAACGATCCGAAAAAGCGTCTCGATGCCGACACGCTGTTGATGTTGGATGAAGTCTATGAGTACCACCGCTATGCCTCTCCGAGCATCGTTGCCATGGCCACGCAGCACGATTGTCTCGCGGTGCACGCCAACGACTAACCCTCCCCGTGCCCATTCAGCCTGGCCATCGCCGCCGCGGCCTCGTCGCCCTGCACCGCGCCAGAGGCCGCCCCGAAGCGGTGCATGACCGTGGCCCGCATCGCCCCAATCTCCGCCCACGCCAGGTCCTCCTCGCTCACGCCGTCCAGTGCCGCGGCCTCGTCTCCCCCGAGGAGGGGCCAGCGGTGCAGCGCGAAATCGTCGAGCGTGAACGGCTCGGGCCGGGAGCGCCGATCGCGGTTCACCTCGGCCAGCATCCACACGACCTGCTGCATACGCCGGTCCCGCCGCTGCTGGTCCTCTTGCCAGCGCCGCGCGAGCGCCAGATACTGCCTGAGCGTCAGGCGCCAGAACTGCTCATCGGCGAGTCCGAGGTCGTAGCGGGCGCGGCTCCAGAGGTCGAGCCACTGGAGCCGTCCGCGTTTGGGTCGTCCCCCGCCGCGTCGTGCTCTGCCTGCGGCTCGGAGGACAACTCCCACGCCTCGTACATCTTGGTCAGCGTATCGGTCAGGCGCCCCATGGTCACCAGCCGCCCCACCTGCTCCATGGTCAGCGCCGGCTCATGCACCTGCAAGCCACACGTCAGCACCATGAGCAACGTCGAGCCATTCATCTGCCGGGTCACAAACGGCAGGAGAATGTTGGCCGTGAGAAAGGGCAGATTGCCCAGGCGCTCATAGAGCCGTTCGGCCTGGTAAATGACCCCGAGGTCGAGCGTAAACTGCCGCGGCTGGTCGAGCTGGATGGTGACGCCTTCACTGCCCGGTGCCGTCAGGGAGTGGACCTGGCCGTTATCCGCCATGCGTCGCCCTCCTGGCGGCCTCTTGGTGCTCGGCGATAGCCGGCGGCGCCGCGTCCTCCACCAACTCAAAGCGATCCCCAAAGGCCCGCAGTTCGGCGGCGCTCAGATCGTGCACCACCTCGCCCGGCTGCACCTCGGTGTGCGTCGGCGGGGGCGGCTCCGTCGTGGGGGGCATGGTGATCCGGCGATACACTTTCGGGCCGAGATAGCGATAGGATGGCATCGGGTCCTCCTAGGTATACGTCGCCAAGATGGGAGCGCCCGTGGGCCGGATGCGCCCGGTCCAGGACGCCAGTGTGTTGGCGTCATACGTGTGGCTGTATTCCACAATGATGCCCGAAATTTGCCAGCGCATGTGCGGCGTCAGTTGCGGGTAGTCAATGCGGAACTGATACGGCGTCCCATTGTTATACATCGTATAGACATCCTGGTGCGATTGGCGCTGCGGCAACCAGTTGCCGCCAATGTTCCACTGCACGTCGCGCATGCCGCTCACGTACTCCATAAAGCGCCCCGGCGTATCATGGTTCGACGCGTCCAACTCGTTGGAGCGGTCCTGGTCATTGGTAATCCGACATTCTTCGATCAAGTGATAATCGGTATCCACCGCCCCGCTCGCCATGAGCGCATACTGCACCCGCGTGCCTTGTCCTCTCCACGCGAAAGTCATGCAAAACTCCTTATATTTCAACAGGTTGTGGATCAAGACGGGGCACGTCATCCATCTCCTGCGCCCGCCCCTGGATGGCCATCTGGAGGCCCGTGATGAAGCGCTCAGCGATCGCTGACCACCGGAACACCGGCTGCTGCACCCGCTCCAGTCCTGCCTGGCGCAGGGCGGCCAGGCGCCCGGCGTCTGGCACCAGGGCCGTGAGGGCCTGGGCCACCGTGTCTGGCAGCACCAGGCCACCGATGTTGCCGTGCTCGATGCCCGCCAGGGGGCCGCTGCACGGCAGAAACTCCACCGCGCCCGCGGCCCACTCGGCCAACGCGGACCAGCGCGGCACCAGATTGGGACAGCCGCAGGCCATCGCCTCCATGGTCGAGAGACCCCAGCCTTCGCCAAGCGTGGTGGACACTTGCAGATCCCAGGCGCTGTAGAGCCACGGCAGCTCCGACTCCTGCGCCCCCCGCACCGGGGTGAGCTCGTCGGGTGGCAAAATAAGCTGCGGACCGATGTGCAGGTAGCGCGCCAGCTGCCGCAGGTTCCAGCCGACGTCCTGATTGGCGCAGTGCAACCACAGGTAGGCCTGCTGCTCCAGCTGCTGCTCGTGGACCCACTGCGCAAACCCCATGAGCAAGATGTCGAGGCGTTTGCGCGGCTGATTGCGGTTGAGACACCCGATCACCACGGCGTCGCTCAGATGCCCGACGCCCAGGTGAGCCCGCGCCACGCGCTGCCCCATGGGCTGGTAGAGATCCAGATCGACGCCATGCGGGACCACCATGAGCGGGCCATGATAGCCGCCGTAGCGCAACTCGGTGGCCCCAAACTGCGTATAGGCAATGAGGAGATCGGCGGCGTTCAGCGCCGGCGCGTCGGCGACATTGAGCCCGTCGATCGCGGTATAGGCGACAAAGGCCGGACGCTCGGCCGTGGGCCACGTGGGCAACTCGGCATGCTGGGCCAGATAGGCCCGCACAATCCACGGGTCATGCATGAGGAACACCGCGTCAGGCTGAAGGCGTGCCACCAGGTCTTTGTAGCGGCCCACGCCATAGGGATCACCACCCAGCGCCGCGCGAAAGAGGGGACACGGCGGGGGGGTCATGACGTCCCCGAAATAATTGATCCCCAATAGCGATACGTCAAATGCTTCAATGAAGTAAGGCAGGAGATTATTGCTCAACCGCGCGAATCCGGTCGGAGCACCATAGTCTGCGATCATCAAGAGACGGGGCTTGTCGGTCACGTACTGGGCTCCTTGGTCACAGTGTAGCGCGCTAAGACGAGCGGGCGGTTGTGATAGTCCACACCCTGATCTTCGGGCGGGGCGACCGGCTCGATCGCGACGTACCACGTCCCACTCAAGAACCGATTCGACACCTCGGCCAGCGCGTCATGAATGTCGTGCGCATGCTGGATCACGGTGGCGTATTGCTGGCTTCCTCCCCGCACGAGGACGCCCAGATCGGGCTGCTCATACGCCACGCCGAGGGATTCCATGGTGACAATGCCGGGACGGCCAGGGCGCTGGAAGAGGCAGGTCGCAAAGGCCGGGACGCCCGCGTCGCCGAGGCGGTGATAGTACAAATCTACCCCTATAGTCCCAAGGCCCAACCCTTGTAAATACCCGCCTATTTCGTCTAAGAGGCTCATAACTGTGCTATACTTTCATGACTGGGTAGGGTCTTGCTAACCCTCGCAAGTCGTGGTGCTACACCACTACGAGCCCAGGCATCTCTCTTTAACCTGTGTAGGGGTTGCCCATGAAGACCTGTCGTGTTCCTGGCTGTGATCTCCCAGTGTTGGCCCGCAACTGGTGTGAACCCCATTACGACCGCTGGCGTAAACATGGCGATACGTTTGCCCACCGCCCTATTCGGCATCGTAAGCTGCCCCTCGCAGAACGCCTCTGGAACAAAATAGATCGCTCTGGGGGACCGGATGTCTGTTGGCCCTGGAGAGGACGCAAAACCACCAAGGGCTATGGAGACTTGAATATCTGGGATCCGGAAAGACAGTGCTGGAGAAAAAAGGCTGCCCACCGACTGGCCTATGCATTGACTTTTGGCGGTATTCCAGAAGGGATGCAGCTGGACCATGTCTGTCATACGGCTGCCTGTCGCATGAGCGATGCATGTCCCCATCGTGCCTGTTGCAATCCTTGGCATCTGGAGCCTGTGTCTCCGGCCGAAAATTCCCGCCGTAGCAATGCGCGATTCGCTTTGCCCAAAGCCCATGCTGCACGGAAAGCCAAATTGGCGGCTATAACCCATTGCCAACGCGGACATGCGTTTACGACGCAAAACACCTTTGTCGATAACAAGGGTTATCGAGCCTGCCGCACATGCCGCAATGCCAGTATTCGTCGGTCGAGAGCGCGCCAAAAAGCTTTGCAACAGCATGTTACGTAACCATGCCTCCATGGCGAAGGATGTCGCGCATCATTTGGGCCACATCCTGTTCATACGACGACTGCATGTCACGGACAGGATCAGAGAGAAAGTGGTATTGCCCAACAGTCGAGTACGTCCCCTCCCTATAACGACGTCCTGTTGGGGATATGCCACCAGTCCTTCCTGCACGGGGATTTTCATGTGTAATGGCGCCATAAACAACACTTTGCCCACCATAGCCAAAGACCACGCTGATGGTCGTGCCCTCGATCTCGGGCGGGTAGACCAGCGCACTGGCCCGCAACGCCCCGGTCACCACGGGGACCAGCGGGCGTGAGGCGGCCATAATGCGCTGGGCGCGCGTATAGAGCGCTTGCGCCAGCGTGGGGACCACCGCCGCTTCGAGCGCCTGCAAGCGCTGCCGGACAGCCTGGGTATCCACGGTGAGACTCGTTGCCATTAGCCCTCCTCTGGGGCCAACCAGATGGCGCCCGGTCCAGGACGGCAGCCGCCCAGCACCTCGTGGATGGCCTGGGCCACGCCCGACCAACTGCGGTCATGCCCACACAGCAGCCCCCCAGGGCGCAGGAGCGGGAGGTAGGCCAGCAGATCGGCCCGGACACTGGCATAATCGTGGCTGGCATCGAGAAAAATCAGGTCAAATCCGGCCCCGTATGCGGCCCCCAACTGCGTCGCCGCCTCGACGCTCGGCAGCGCCAGGAGCTTCACGTGGCCCGTGGTCAGATGGTCCAGCAAGGCCACCGTAAACAGGTGCCGGGCCGCGCCGGGACCGCCCATGTCAGCCATGACCCGGTTAATCGGGTCGTCCGGCACGCCCGGATCGCCGCGCCAGTCGTCCACCGCCCAGACGGTGCCGGGACAATGGTCAGCGAGCGCCCTGGTGGAACGTCCGAGCCAGCTGCCAAGCTCAATCACGCGCTGGCAGGTCTGCGCCCGCTCGGCTAGAAACCCGAGTTCGTCCTCGCTCATCCATCCTGGCAGCGCCAGGGCCTGCGTCAGATTGAGCATGACCTGCTCCTGATGGTCTGCTTCTGCGAAGCAGAAGACGTCTGCTTCTGCGCAGCAGAAGACGTACACCTTTCGTAGACCGTTATGGTGCTCCCACCCGCCCGACATAGAGCATCAGCATGGTCATCTCCTCATGCACCGTAAACGGCGTCGTGCGCCGCGCGGCGCCAATCGGCGAGCCGTCCAGCGCGATGAGTTGCACGCTGGCGATATAGGCCCCCGCGGGCACTTCCGCAAACACGACCCCGGTCTCCCGGACGGTCGCCACCATGTCGGCGACAGCCCCGCCGAGACTCACCAGCACATGATCGGCGACGACACCCGAGCTCAGAATGCTGGCTTCCAAGGTCCACGCCACCCGCACCGAGGCCATATCACCCTTTACGCGAGTGGCGCGCAGCAAGGAGCCTGGTGGAACCGCTCATGCAGTCCCAGGGCCGAAAAGCGGCCGACATGTTGCACCAGCGAGGGGACTGGCGTCGCCAAATAGCGCACCGCGGGCCACGCCTCCAGGTGCCAGGCTTTCATCTGCATGTCACAGAAGCCGCCTTCCCCGTGCCCGTCGATCCCCCCGGCCGCGTACCATGCAGCAAAGGCCGCCAGAGCATCGCGGCGCCACAGCATGCCCTGCGAGCCGTAGTACGCCTGCACGGGATACGTCCAGACGTCCAGGCCCAGGTCCTGCGCGGCCCGCATGTCCTGGTACGGGCAATAGAGCGGCACGAGCTGCATCCAGGCCGTGTCATGGCGCCCGAGCCAGGCGTCGAGCTGCCACAGAAAATCTTTGGCCACGAGCACATCGTCTTCGAGCGTAATGACCCAGGGCGCGCCCGTGATGATGCCCTCCTCGACGACGCGCAGGAACGCCTTATTGGGCGTCAGGCGCTCCGGTGCCCATCCCAAGAGGATCGTGCCGTGCGCTTCCGTCTCCGGCACCTCCTGCGCCAGCACGGCGTCACAGTGCTCGCGCGTGGCACTGCCGCCATCGGCAATCACCAGGAGATCGCGGTGCAGCAACCCGCAGGTCCAGATCCCGGCGCGCCGCAGATTGTCCACCAGCCCGGCCAGATAATTGGGACCAGGTGCGCGGTTCACGGTGCCAATGACGACGGCATAGGTCATACGCAGTACCCTTTCTCCATCCACACCCGGCCGCGCGGGTCCGGCGCCACGTCCACCCGCTTGAGCAGCGCCACGCGGTTGTCGGGGAGCGTCACGCGATCTTCGACCTGCAAGTTGGTCCCCGGCGCACACCACACCATCTCACTCGCGATCACCTCGTCCCCCGTCGCCAGCGTCAGGCGCGTCGGCGCCCGCACCACCCGGCATGTCACCGGCACGGGCGCCGCAAAGACGCTCTGGCCGTCGGCGTCGACCGCCGTCTTGCGCTCTAACTGCACCTGCTGGTGCATGAGGGGCAGATAGGGGTTATGCATCGCTTATCGCTCCGGTCGGGGCCTGAGGAGCTGGATCTGGTCCTGCATGACCCCAAGAATGCCCTCATGCTGCTGGACCCGGCCCTGCATCTCATCGACGCGCTGCTCTAAGCGCTGCATGCGCGCTTGCGTGCGCACCAGCGCCCGTTCATACAAGCCGATCATATGCATGGCCAGCGCCCCCAGGGACCCCGTGATCAGCGAAAACACGATGGCGGCCACCCACAAGGAGCGTGGTGCCGGCGGTGTCTCCACTAAAACACCTGGAAGGTCGTGCGCCGGAGACCTTGCGCCGCCAGCGTGCCCGTCGTATCGAGCAGCAGCACTTGCTGCCCGTAGCGCGTCGCCTGGAGGCCCATGCCGAGCCGCCCGGCCTCAAAATTCACGCGGCTATCGCCCATCGCCTTCGCCGTCTCGCGCGGGTCCAGCATGCAGGTCAGATGGGCCGCCAGCCAGCGTTCAATTTCCGTCAGCATCGCCGTCGAGAGGCCGCTCATCGTGAGATACTGCGTCACGATGAGATCGGCCGCGTTGATAAATGGTGTTGTGTCAACGGCAGTGTCCAGAATTTGCTTGACGTCTGCATCTGTAATTAATGGCATAGCCTACCTCGGTGCTTCCCGGAGCCGGGCATTGCGCTGCACTGCCGTACAGGTTGCGTGCCAGGCACACCACTGCGTGGCGGCCTCACACCGCGCCGCGCTGTATGGGCGCCGCTGCCGTGCCGCCCGCCAGTCATAGCGGCTCCACGCGCGCTGCGCAGGCCGCCCAGCCAGGACGACGCCATGGGTGGCGTCGCGCAGACACTGGGGCCACTGGCAGCGGGTCATGTCACGTCCCCCAGAGCGGCAACTTAAACTCCGCCAGCAGGGCCTCGAGCCGCGCCGCCTGCTCGGGCGTGTGGGTGCCAGCGTGGTACGCCTCCACAAAGGCCAGCACGTCGCCGACAATCTCTTGCTCGGCATGCGTGCTATCGCCGGCATAGGCCCGGCGGATGAGCGTCAGGATTTCGGGGTTGAGGCGTTGCCCCGGGGGTGGCGGCCGGCGGGGCGGCTCGCCCTCGACCAGCTCAAAGCGGTCGGGGAAGGCGGCGAGCTCCGCCGGCGTCAGATCGTCGATCAGCTCGCCCTCGTGGAACACCACCGGCGGCCCCATCTGGCGCAAGGTAAAGGCATTGCCGCGCCCGTCGACCGCCGCCTCTTCGAGCATCGTGGCGCGGATGTGCTGCTGATTGCGTCCTTTCACGCGGTAGACGGCCATGACTCCTCCTGGCAGGGTTAGGGGCCCTGCGTGTACCACAGGAACCCGTTGCAATCCCCGTTCGTCGTCGTGGTGAACAGCAGCCCCTGACCGATCCCCGTGACATAGTGCGGCATCGGATCCTGGTTGCCGAGAAAGGTCGCCGCCGTGCCGTTAAAGTCAATCGGGCCATCCAGCGTCCTGGGCGTCGTATCTTTCAGGTAAATCGTATTATTGCCCTGACAATACAGCTTGATGACATAGACCCGAATGACCTGCCCCGCCACGCCGGCGACCTGCTCATGATCGCCGGCCACAATCTCGTCGATGCGTTTATAGTGCAGCACGCCGCCATCCGTCAGGCGCTGCGGCACGTGCACCTCCGCCGCGGCAGCGCCGTACGCCAGGGCCAGCGCGAGCACGACGCCGCGCAGGAGACCCGCATACCCGCGCATCAGGTGAGTCCTGTCATATGAAAAATCCCACTCTTGCCATCGGCCGTCGATTTGACGCGCGGCGTCAGGCAGGCCATCACAATATATTCCTCGGCCATGCCGCCTTTTTCCTGCCACTGCACGACCGTCGTGTCTTGCCCCACCGAGAGGTCGACACAATTCGTGCTCATGTTCACCATGACGGCTTCCCCGGCGGGCATGGTGCCGGCTTCGCGGACCGCCCCGCGGCCAAAGCCGGGCAGCGATTCAATCGTGCTCATGATGGTCGTCGAGGTATTGGCATTGAGGGCCATCGCCTGTTGGAACTGGATGGAATTCAGATACAACTTGAACGGCCCGGTGTAGCCATCCTGCTTGATGCCCGAGAGCATGGTCAGCACATTGGGATAGATATTGGAGGCCGTCGCCCACGAGGCCCCCGCGCCCGTGTTGCGGTCGGGGTGCGTGCGGTAGCCGTAAATGGTCGTGCCCTGCACCACCAGCGTCGAGCCGTTAAACACGAGGCCCTCGATGCCTTCGGAGACCGAGCGGGTGGCGTCGTCCACGTGGCTCGAATCGAGGGCATGCCCATGCTGGCGGGCCGACATCAGTTCCCGAATGTTAATCTCAAACGGCACCATGATAATCGGCACAGGCACACTGACCAGCGGGTAATCGCGCCGATCGCGTTCGGCATCGACGCGCGGGTCCATCGTGATGGTGGCGGCCCGCATGGCACTGGATTTCTGGTACTGGCTGATCATGGTGCCCAGGCCACCATTCGGGACCGAGAGGCCCGCCGCTTGCAGATCCGCCACCGCGGCCAGAATGGTGCCCGAGACGGCCACGACGCGGGCATCGAGCCAGTCCCAGTCATCCTTGAAGAGGAGCGTATTCGTGCGCAGCGCTTCGACTTTGAAGCCACTATGGACAAAGCGCCACATGGCGGTCATATGTTGATGCTCTTGCGCGAAGGCGTGAAACTCCTCCGCCGTCATCACTGTGGGGCGTGGTGCCGTCAGCATGCCTCACCTCCTTTCTGGGCGTCCGGCTTGTGTGCTAGGCCGTGACGCGAATACGGATGCGCGTCGCCGTGGCGGACGCGGCATTGTTCAAGACTTCGGCAGCGCGGGCGACGACCCCCGTGGTGCCGGGTTGCAGGTAGCCGTTGCCGGCGGAGACGAGCGGGTCGCCCACCGCCACCGCCGCGCCGCTGGCAATCATCCAGGCCCAGATTTCGGTGCCCAGGTCGCCGATAGCCCAGCGCACCGAGTCGCCCGAGGCGTAGACCTTATCGACGGCGGCCACCGTATTGCCAAAGTCCGGCACCAGCGACTCACAGGCAAAGGCCCGCTGGGCACTGCCCGTGGCGGTCGCATGCGGCCGCAGCTTCCCCGCCGTGGGGCCGGTGGGGACATACTCAATCAGCATGCCGGGCGTGATGGCGGCCGCCGCTTGCTCTTCGGGCGGATAATTCACATCGTAGGCGAGCACGATACTATGGGGCATTGAGTACTACCTCCTCTGAGATGCGTGCTTAGGGAATCAGGCCTAATTTGCGCTGCTGCTCCACAACTAACGCGAACGTCTTTGGAGGCAGGGGCACCTGTTCCTCCTCGGGCACCTCCCGCCGGGCCGGCCCCCCGCGCCCACTGTAGTCTTTGACGGCCTGCACGCCGGGCCGGAGCGGCACCGCGGCGCCGGCCATGACGACGAGGTCCTCCACGCGCTGCGCCGTCATGGCCATGAGTTCGTCTTCGGCGAAGGGGCAGCGTTTGGTCGCCACCAACACCTGGATGGCGGCGGTTTTGCGCTGGTCGTACTCGTCCGCCATGGCCTGCATGGGTTCTTGCAGATTCCCCGGCAGCGTCGCAATGGCTTCCTGAATCGTCGTGGGCGGGCCGATGTGGACCGGCGCCAGGGGCTGTTGTTCGAGGCGAATGAGAAACGCCTCGTCCTGGCTTTCGAGCAAGTGCCGGTCCTGTTCCGTCCACCGGGTGCGCTCATTGGTAATCAGGGCGTCCACCCGGTGCTTGATAATGGGTGTGGGCATAGGATCCTCCTCGGGGGTTGCTGGGGGTGGCCGGGTGGCCGTCGCCGGTGCAGCGGGGTCGTCGCCGGCGTGGCGGACGTCCGCCATCGTCATGACATGACCACAATGCGGGCATTCGACGTCCTCGCCCGGTTCCGCGTCGGGCAGGAAGCTGTTGCACGCTGGACAGCGCGCCGGGGTCGTGTCTGTGGGCGTCTCCGGCTCGTCCTCCGGCGTGGTTTGTTGCGTCTCCAGACCCGCGTCAAAGGCACTGTTGAGGAGCCGCCGCGCCATGTTCTGCGCACTGGTTTTCGCCGCCTCGGGGATGTTCGCCTGGCTTCCACGCCCGCTGATAACGGCTCGAAGAGCCCCTTCATTGAGCTTGCCCGTGCGCGGATTGACGACGGGGAAAAACAGCAAGTCGCGGGCGTTATCCGCCGCCGGATCGCCCAGCAGGGAGAGCGCCGCGACTTGGCGCTTGAGTGAGGCGGGCAGGTCCGCCACATGCGCGGTCTGCTGCTCGCTCGTGCCTCCCAGGGCCTTGATGGCCTCGCCCAGGCTGGGGGCGGACCAGGCCGTCGATTCCGTGCCCGAGTAGCTGGGGCGCCGGGCGCTGCTGAGGACGTTGGTGATGAGCGGGTCCTCGTGGAAGAACCGGGCCAGCATGGTCCACAGGGCCTGGAGGCGTGTCGGTGAGGGCGTCTCGGGACGAGACGAGGGAGCGTCCATAGGCATGGTCTCCTGACAGGTCGGGCA